GTTAACAACATAGGCGGTGGCGGAACAGGTGGAAGTGTTTCCGTTTCTAATTTCCCAGCTACACAACCTGTTTCTGGAAATGTTACTGCTACCATCAGCGGAACCCCTTCTGTTTCTGCAACTGTTAGCAATTTTCCTTCAAGTCAAGCAGTCACCCTACCAGCTTCTTCCACATCTTCAGTCACCACATTCACTTCCACTTCTTCTGCACAAGTGCTTGCGGCTAACTCAAGCCGTAAAGGAATTGTGTTGTACAATCAAGGTGGGGGAAGCGTGTTTGTTTTGCTTGGTACTGGAACGGCTTCAGCAACTAATTTTAGTGTCGGCCTTGGAACTAGCGACACAGTTACCATTACTGGATGGACTGGTGCTGTTCAAGGAATCTTCACTTCTGCCGGAACACTAAATATAACTGAGCTTTCGTAATGGGTTCTGCTCTTATAGGGCTGGCTGGTAAAGGATTAAACGTCAATAAGTATTCCCTTACTGGCGGCTCTTTTGCTTATAATTGGAAAAGCTCTCAGGGTTATGCTTGGTATCAAAGGGTGCTTGCGGCAGGGGCAGATATATCACCTCTTAACCAGCCAGTTTTTGATACTGCATTTCAATCAATTTATTCAAACAGCACTATCTCTGGAGCAATCGCACAGACAGGATTTTTAATTGGTTTCAAAGATGGGTCTGGAGGTGCCGGAAGTGCAATCAATGGGTGCTTTGTTCCCATCGTCGGAAATACCCCTATAAATCATGGATTTGTTTCATCGGACTTTAACCCATTAAGGGGTTTACTAGGTGATGGATCTAAATACATTGACTTAAACAGACGTAATGGTGTTGACGGAAATAACAAACATATCCAAGTTGGCTATTACCAAAGAGTTGGCTCACAAGCTCTTATGGGATCAGGAATAAATACGGGGGATTCAATTCTGCTATCTAGTGGGAACCCAAATGCGGCACTTTCTTCTTTAACCTCACCTAGCTTTGTTAGAAATGTAAGTACAACTAATTTTTCTTCGTTTGGGTTAAATAGGGATAATAGTGTTACACAGGTAAGGGCTTATTCAGGAACTGGTACGGGATCAGCCACCCAATATGCAGATAGTTATTCTCCTGCATCTAATTCACCAACTTATTTATTTGCGGATCCATCTTTTACTTATTCAAATTTTAGTGGTTACATTTTCTATTATTCGATGGGAACCTCTATGGGAGGAAGCGGACAAGGATTGATTGCCTTAGCAGGAATAATGAACACTTTAGCCCTTGGTTTAACATGAGCATACAAAAAGCAATAATAGACCTTAACCACGGGTTTTATATTCAAAAAAGCTCCTTATCGGGGGGGGCATACCCTTATGTTGTCAATTATTTATTGGTTGGAGGCGGTGCAGGGGCAACAAGTGTAAATGACACAAACGATCCTTATTATTACGCTGGAGGAGATGGGGGAGCAGTAGTGCAAGCTACGTTACCTTTTTACGCTGGAAATACTTACACCATTACTGTTGGCTATGGGGGTAATGGAGGTGGATTGCCGGGAAACAATACAAATAATAGCACTCAAATTGCTGGATCTGGTCAGCCTTCACAAATAAAACTTGGGGCTTCTGTACTTGCTACTGCATCTGGCGGCAATCCAAATTCTTTAGGAATTTCTTATGGAGGTTCTGGTGCGGCTGGTGCTGGTGGAACTGGTGGTGCGCCTGTGGCAAACACTCGTGGAGGAAATGGAAGAAATGGATTAACTAGCTCAATAACTGGATCATCTGTTTATTATGCAGGTGGAGGTGCTGGAATCGTAAATTTACAAGTTCCTCCATATTACGCATCGGGTACTGCGGGTCAGGGATCTTATGGTGCTGGCGCAACAGCTATCTATGTTGGATCAGTTCAACAACCCGGAGGCAATAATGGTGTTGTTATTCTTTCAATTCCAACATCTTCATATAGTGGTAAAACAACTGGATCTCCAACAATAACAACAAGTGGATCTAACACTATTTTAACCTATACTGGAAGTGGTACTTATATTTCATAATTATGGCTATTTTTGCACAATTAGATGTTAATAATTTAGTAACAGATTTAATTGTTGTTGCGGATGCAGAAGCTGTTAACGAACAATCTGGAATAAACTTTTGCCAATCCTTCTGCGGAGGTGGTGACTTTGTACAAACCTTTCAAGACGCTTCCAAGAGAAGGAAATATGCTTCGGTTGGGGATTACTATGATTATGCAACGGATGCTTTTTATCGGGGAGATATAACCCAGAACAATACCACCCCATCAAGGTATATTAACCTCCCAAACAACACTTCCTATTGCATAACATTTAGGTCAGCTTCATCTACTTTTACTGGCCTTATTGCGACAACCTATTTTGGGAAAGAGAATGGGAATAATCAGTCTGTGGTTAATTTGATAGGTGTTCCGATAACCTCCACACCAGTAGGAACTCCCTACGCTATTATCCGTGATCCTGTCGATAGGTTTGTATCATCTTATGCCCTTCAAACAGGTGGTGTTCCTTGCTGGCTTCCAGTAGATCAGTTTATTGCTTGGTTGGTTCAGCAGGATAAAACAAAGCTAAATCCTCACTTCATGCCACAGGTCAATCTTGTTGGCATCCCCGCTCCGTCAAACATTGTGTATTTTGACTTTGCCAAAGACCTCACGCTCATGGCGGTTGCCCTTGGGCTACCCACCCCCCTTCCTTCCGTGAATGTAACAGATACCACTAAGAAGCCAACCCTCACGGCAGACCAGATCGCCACGCTACAGAACTTTTACGCTGACGATGTGGCGTTATACAAACAAGTATCTGCTTCGTGAAAATTGCTCCGGTGATATGGCTCACCGGACGCTCTGGTGCCGGTAAATCTACTCTGGCAGAAGAGTATCGCAAACTACTCTACTCCCTAGGGCACTCTGTATTGCTTTTGGACGGGGATGACATTCGAGCTACTTTGTCTTTTGACCTCGGGTTTTCGGAGTCGGACAGGAATGAAAATGTACGCAGGGTCAGTGAAGTTGCCATCTTGGCCGCTACTCAAGGAATCTATACAATCGTTTCTATGATTTCCCCTTTTCGCGCTTGCCGAAACCTGGTGCGAACTAAGTGCCAAGAAGCAGGAATCAAGTTCATTGAAGTCTTGGTCAAGTGCCCGGAAGAGAACTACCGAACATACGATCAAGAAGTTGGGTACGAAGACCCTCTCACGCCTGAGATTGTATCTGAGAACCGTCAAAACCTTCTTGCCTAGAAAACAATTTGCAGGTGTAATAACCACACACTATGAATCACGCATCATAAGTCCTCATGGATACCCCAGAGAAACCAAACTTCATAATGAGACATCTTCCTCTTTTGGGAGGGCTCTCCGGTGTCGCCGCATTTGGGGCAATTTTTTGGTCTTACGCACTATTACCGACCAGGGTGACCATGATTGAAGAGATCAACAAACAACATGAAACCCGTCTTTCCGCTATCGAGTTAGATAACTCCCAACGCCGTGAGGCACTTGCAACGGCTCTAGCACTAATACAGCAAATTGATTCCCGAACACGAAGGATTGAAGATCACTTGATCGCCCCTAGCAAATGACACCGTTAGCAAAAGAAGCTGTTGCCGCGTTTCTTATGACGAGTTTCTTACTTGGACTGATTACGATTGCTCTTTCTATCCTAGTGGGGTGTTCCTCTGATCCACTTTCCAAGCGGCATACCTCATCCCCCGACACATACATACAAGGGGCCACTTCAATCAACGATCAGATTGACCAGAAGGTCATCATTCTCGAACACTCTCGATGAAAAGTATATTTTTCTTTTTTGTGCTTTCCGCCGGTCTATTGGCAAGCCCACTTTCCAAACAGCAAATAAACCTGCTCAATCAAATAGAAGTTCTATCAGCGCAGGAAAAAACGGATCTTTTGCACGCCCAACAAGACTATTTGAAAGTTGAAGGGCAGTTAAACTGGTATGTCGAAGACGATACCAAGCAGGCACAGCGCGGAGATCTATGGGAGCATCGTACTGAAGTAGTGGTAGAGATAGGTGCTTTCTTTTTTGCTCTTTATGTGGGGACAGTGATTGCAGGACTCATCATCAGAAACTTCCCAGCCGTCGAGGGTTGGATTGCAAGTGCGGTAGCCTACGCTCTTTGTTTCTTTGCTAGTATGTACGTTCTAAATCATTTTATCGATGAAATCGGGAAGCTTATACCTACTGTTCCTTCTTGGGACGAGGCAACTAGGTGGTTTCATCACGCTAAACAATCTCTTCGGTGAACTTCTCCGGTATCGTAGACTGGATTCGCAGGGCGTTATCCGAGTCCGACGGAACACCCTCTAGCCTTCGACCTCCTTTTTGGTTTCACGATTTCATCCTAGGGCTGTGCATTGTCTCCGTCGTGGTTTTTACACTTTGGTCGCATTACCACGACCCCAAGAATCCCTTTAATCCTACTGCGATTGGTGCTGTTTTGGCCGGATGGTTCACTATCAATAGAGGTAGCAAGATTGTTCAAAAGGGTGTTGAAGCAACTCCGGCTCAAGAAACTTCATCGCTCCCCTCAAAATTATGACAATCCAAGAGATCTTGAATTACGCCGCAGAAGGGCAGTCTCCTAGGTTTGTTAAGTGGCTAGGTTTTGTCCTAGGGTGGGAGTGTGCTTACGAGTCGGATGGTGTGACTATTCGGATTGAAAATGTGCCAGGTGATAGTGGAGGAAGGACTGTTTGCGGCATTGATGAAGCCAGCCATCCGACGTTTCCTTTCGATAGCTGGACGGCGGAAGACGTTGTCCAGGCGTATTTGAAAGATGCTTGGAACTTTCTCTCTTCTTTGCAGTTTCCCGTTTGTGAAGTAGCCGCAAACTTTGCTGTCAACATGGGGCTAGGCAATTCAGTTAGGCTCCTTCAAGAAGCTATAGAGGCTCAAACTACAATCACCATCGATGGAAAACTTGGCCCCGATACCCTAGGATCCGCCAATCAAGTAAACCCTTATCGCCTAGCCGAGGACATAGAGTCAGCCGCAGACGCACGATATCGGAGAATTGCGTATAAGAATCCGGTAGACCGAAAGTTCCTTGCTGGGTGGCTGGCAAGGGATGTTTCACTTGATCACTGGTGGAAAAAACTTTCTGATTTAGAAAAGTAATACTTGCATAAAAGGTTATTACATCCATATTCCCTGCGACTCTCATGGCAAAGAAAACCAAAGCAGTTAAACTGCCGCCAGTAAATCCTAGGATCGGAGGAGCCGTCGTTGTTTCCGATCTTCACTGCGGTTCTTCCGTGGGGCTATGGCCTGATGGTTTTGAAACTGAGACCGGAAATCAGATTAAGCTGGGTAACAATCTTCATCAGCAATGGCTTTGGAAGTGCTGGCTTGATGCGGTCAATAAAGCTGTAAATCACTTTAAGGGCAGGCCGTTTGTCGTAATCGTCAACGGAGATTGTATCGAAGGCCGGCATCATGGGACTACCGAGATTGTAGTGGCAAAGAACATTGATCATGCCGCCGCCGCAACCGAATGTTTGCGCCCTCTTGTGGAGTCTTGTTTCAAGACTTATTTTACCGCTGGTACTGAGTGCCATGTGGGAGACTTCGAGAAAGTCATCTGCAAAGAACTTGGCGGTGAGTGGTGTGGAGACAAGGGACTTATTGAGATTAACGGAACACTTCTTGACGTAGCTCATCATATGCCCACCGCAGGTCGTGCTTACCTTGAGGCCGGAGCCATGTCGATTACGATGGGCAACGCCAGACTGAACTACGCTAGGGTAGGCCAGCGTGTCCCTAGGGTGTATCTACGAGGTCATCGCCACACAGGAGGATATTACTCGGATGGACACGCGCTGTTCCTAGTCACGCCAGCGTGGCAACTTCTTACCAGATACGGACACAAAGTAGTCGGAGACTCAATTTGCCGACCTGGCATTGCCATTCTGGATTGGGACGCCACTCCAGATGGAGGTCTTCCATCCACGCAACTATTGACTTATGACCCAGAAGAAAGTGAATCCACCCGAGCATGACCTCCTAGCATCTGCATGGGATGCTATAAAAACAGAACTAATAACGGCTTCTGTAGATACCTACAGAGAGCAGGGTTGGAAGAGCTTATACGATCTCAAAGCTGAGGCAGATCTTCCTCAGTCTACGATGAACAATCGCCTCAACAAGCTGGTAGAGGAAGGAAAGATGGAAAAGATACAGGTCAGCGTAGTCGGAAATAATGGAGTTCGCAGACCTATAAACTTTTATCGTCCAACACTCATCCAGCGTTTGACTAAAAAGTAATAACCGCTTAACCTCTTTATTCATGCTTCTCATTCTTCCCATTAGCCGAATCGATTCTGGGTTGGCTTTACGACTAGCAAACTGGATTTCTACCCTAGGAGGCGGAGCTAACCATCATTTATTGGTTTCTTGCCCACTCAACCAGAAAAGCGTAGCTGAAGAAATCCAGAACATCCTTAAAGGAACTTTTGCTTCTGCTGGAATTTACGTCCTTGATCAGGATCATGAGCTGGGTTGGCCTTCTTCCGCAAATTTCATGTTCAAGAAAACCGCGGGGTATGTCTACGCGAGAGGAAACCGTCTCCCTTTTTATTGGTTTGAAGCCGACAACGTACCCATGAAGTCTTCTTGGCTGGACGATCTCCAGACTGAGTACAACCTGGCACAGAAACCCTTTATGGGCGTCGTAGAAGATTCCATCGTAAGGAAGCCGGATACCAAAGAGTTCATTAGGAAGGACGGACAACATATGAATGGAAGTGGAATCTACCCTGCAAATTTTGTTCGTGCCTCACAGCTATTTGATTCGATTCATACTCATAAGGAAGCACAGCCTTGGGATATCTATCTGCGCTGGGAAATGAAGGGTTGTATCCACAACAGCAAGCAGATGATCAACAACTGGAAGAGCAAGGAATACGTTCGCACTTCCGACGGAATGATCGCCTGCACGGCTATGGATCCCAATCACCCACCCAAGTATGTTACCGACGCTATTGCCGTTGTGCATGGGTGTAAGGACGAGTCTCTTATCGATCTTTTGGAGAACAAATCAGCCAAGCCCTCTAAGAAATCAAAGTAATGGAGATCTCGACTGCCCCTTTAGATATTGCTGGACTCGATCCAGTAACAGGAGAAGTTCCTGAACGTAGAGTTGCTGATGTAGATGCGGCTCGTAGCATCTACGACACCATTTGGACAAGCGATCTTGGTAGCTCAAAAAACCGTTCTTTGGTGGATGCCATGTTTGGAGGTGCCCCTCCTTTCAATCCCGATGACCTAGTCGAAATCGGACAATCAGAAAGAACCAACATTGATTTCGGAATTGCCGCCGCAGTCAAAGATCAGGCTTTAGCTCAGTATTACGATCTGACTTCGAGTGTTCCTCGCCTAGCCTCGGTTCATGTTGACTACGGAACGGATGAACAGCGGGTCGAATGGGAAGGGATTATCGCCGAAGAGTTCCATCATACGCTGATGAACTGGACGGAGTTTGAGTTCAACCATCAGCTTCTTTCAGACCAGTTTGTTTCACATGGAGTGGGAGTTGCTTACTTCGAGGATGAGACCGACTGGCGTTATCGTGTAACCGGACTCAATGAGTTCAAGATGCCCCGCGGAACAAAAGCCAGCGAGGCTGAGATTGAAGTTGCAACCGTGGAGCGTGAATACCTAGCCCATCAGCTTTATGCTTTTATCCGAAATCCTGAAGTAGCCGAGGAACTAGGATGGAATGTAGATATGGTAAAGCAGGCACTTATGCACGCCTGCCTCGCCACTCCTACCCCATATCTTGCTGACTGGGAAAAACTCGAAATCGAACTCAAGAACAACGATCTACTCTATGGCAATTCCAAGGCCAAGAGGGTCAAGGTTGTCCATATGTGGGTTCAAGAGTTTTCAGGCAAAGTCTCTCACATGATTTTCCTTAAAGACCCGCTTCCGGCAGACACCGGATTCGGTGAGGCAAACGAGCAGTTCTTGTACGAGAAGTTCGAGCGTTTTGATGCCCCAACTCGTTGCTTTGTTACTTTCACCTACGGAATTGGAAATGGTTGCTACCACGGAATTCGAGGACTTGGGTACAAGATTTACCCTCACATCCAGCTCATCAATCGTATGCGGTGTGGCATGAGTGATGGGGCTCTTCTGTCTTCCGCACTCATCGTCCAGCCCAGTGATGCCAGCACTCGTTCCCTAGAGGATCTGACGCTGAACTACTTTGGGCCTTACGCCCTTTTCCCTGCCGGCCTTAAAATCGTTGAAAAAGCGGTTCCTGATTTCCGCGCCAACATGATGCCGGTATTGGCAGACATGACGCAGACTCTTCAGAACAATACGATCGGGTTTCAGAGCCGTGCCATTACTCCCGAAGGACAAGCTCGCACCGCTTTTGAAGTCCGCGCCCAACTTCAACAAGAAGCAACTCTTACCAGTGCATCCATCAACTTGTTCTACCATCCTTGGAAGCGTCTTCTTTGGGAGGTTTTTCGTAGACTCAGCCGCAGGGACTCTTCTCCTTTGGAGCCGGGTGGCAAGGAAGCGGTAGCGTTTAAGAAGCGTTGCATGGAGCGAGGCGTTCCCGCTGAAGCTATCTACCACGTTACTGCTGTTTGGCCTGTCCGTGCCGTCGGTAACGGAAGCCCCGCCATGCGTAGTCAGGTGCTTTCCCAGATGATGTCCATGTATGGTGCTCTCGATCAGGAAGGTCAGGCACATCTTCTACGAGACAACATTGCCGCACTTGTAGGTCAAGAAGCGGTTAATCGGTACGCCAAACCTATTGATCAACCTCTTCGTCCCCCTATTGACGATAAGATTGCTATTCTGGAAAACGCCACCATGAGCCATGGAACCACCATTCCCGTATCTCCTGGTGAAGATGACTTTATTCATGCCGGTCGTCACTTGCAGGCCCTTGACGAACTCGATCAAGCCCTAGGGCAGGGTCAAGCAGATCCCAAGGCTTCCCTTATGGCGATGGAAGCATTTTTGCCGCATACAGCACAACACGTTCAGAGACTAGGGCAAGACAAGCTACGAGGACAGCAGGTAGGTTTGATGCGCCAGCGACTTCAGCAACTCAATGCAACTGCAAAGCGTTTGCAAGATCAGCTACAAGCCCAGCAGATCAACGCTCAGAAAGCCCAGCAGGCACAGGCTCAACGTAATGCAGAGCAACAACAGGCTCAGATAAAGATGCTTCAGCAGAAGGCCGCGGAAGCCGATGCGATGTCGCCAAAACTGAAACAGCAGATTTTGGAAAGCCAAGCCAAGATGCAGATGGAAGCACAACGTCATCAGCAGGAGATGGCTTTGAAGCAAGCCGAAGTTTCTCAGAAGCTCGCTCTGCGAGATGCTGAAACCGCCGCTAAAGTTAAAGCCGCCGGTATGCCGGCAGTACCTACGACCGTCCCGATGGCTCAACCCGATCAGGAATAGTAATAACCACATATATGACCACCATTAAAAAGCGATTCACTAAAGTCATAAAGAACGCCACAACAGGACGTACTAGAACCGTTCACTACGGACAGGCTGGAAAAGCTAAAGATGGCGGTGATCGCATTCGCCCAGGAACTAAAAAGGGCGATGCCTATTGCGCTCGATCCAACAAGATCAAAGGAGATTGGAGAAAAGACCCCAACTCCCCCAACAGCCTTTCTCGCAAGAAGTGGAAATGCCACGGAAACAAGTCCATGCGATAATTTATGCCAAGAGTCAGAGACTACGCCAAGGAGTATAGGGATTACCACGGTAAGCCCGAACAAATCAAACGTCGAGCCGAGCGCAATGCTGCTCGTGCAAAGATGGAAAAAGCAGGCCGAGTCCGAAAGGGCGACGGAAAGGATGTTGATCATAAAGATCACCGAACCAGCAATAACCGCCGTTCCAACCTTCGGGTTATGTCGGCATCTAAAAATAGGTCTCGCCAATAATGACGATCCTCGATTTTAGATCGAACGAGGCTTTGGTGACTGTGTTTTCACAGCTTATCAAAGCTCCCGAATTCGAGTTGGCGATTAACACAATCAAAGACGCCTACCTGCCCATCTCTTCGGAGCCTCCTAAAGGGGTTTCTTTTGAGACATGGAATAGTCATCAGAATACCCGCCGTGAGGGGTTTTATGAGGCCATTCGTCTTATCGAACTCATGGCAAAGCCAGTCTCAAAACAAAAAGAAATTTCAACCCGTGGCCTTATGCCATCGCTCGTAAACGAAGATACTTATGAACCCGCAAACTGACGCAAACCCCGAAACTAGCACCATGATTCCTCCTCCGCCTGATTTGGCAGAGTTCTCCAGCAAAGGAGATACCGGAGGAACACAATCGTTCGAGGCCGCCACCGCATTTGGTGCCGCCTTCGATAAACTAAAAGACGAGGGTAAGCTGACTTTTGACGAACCCGCTCCATCAACTCCGGCATCGGAAGCCAAAGCCCCTAGGGTAGACGAGGATCCAGGTTTCAAACCCTCCGAGATTGTCAAAGAGGAGAAAGCTCCCGCCAAATCAAAAGTAAAAGAACCAGTCAAGGAGGAGACTAAATCCCCCGCGGATTCTGTTTTCCCTAGCGCAGAGGATCTCGCAAGCATCATTTCCCCCAAGAAAGATGAGGCTACGACTGCCGAAAGCGATGAGATTCCAGAGAACTTGAAGGGTGCTACCAAGAAAGCCCAAGAGGCTTGGAAGGAACAGCGTGAGGCCATCAAAGCCGAGAAAAAACGAGCTGATGAGCTTGCCGCTAGGGTAGCCGAGCTTGAGAAACAGAAGATCGACCCCACGGAACTTGAGCGTATTCGCAAAGTTAACGAAGAGTACGAACGCGAGCTTCAGGTAGTTCGAGTCGAAGCTACTCAGGAGTATAAAGAAGCCGTCTTGGTTCCTCTTTCTAAGGTTCAAGAGTCAGTCACTGGCCTTGCCACAAAGTACGATATCAGCCCCAAGGATCTCTTTGAATCACTTGCGGATCCAGAAGGCGATAAAATCACCGACCTAGCGGCTGGAATGAACGATCGTGATCGTTTCCGTCTGTACGAGATGGCGGATCAATTCTCGAAAGTTCGCACTATCCGTGACCGAGTTGTCAATAATGCCAAACTCGCCCTAGAGAAGATTAACGCCCACCGTGAGGAGCAGGCTAAGGTTCAGATGGAAGAGGGTAGTAAAGCTTACTCTCAAGCTATCGAAACCATTGGCAAAACAATCACCGAAGCCAGCCCTATCTTTAAGCGGGTCGAAGGAAATGATGAGTGGAACAAACAGCTCGACGAGGCTGAAGCATTCGCTAGGAATGCACAGCTTCAAAGCCCTGATCCCGCTATTAGGGCAGGTATTGCTTGGAGAGCGGCTCTTTCGCCGATGCTCTTTAACCAAGTAACCAAGCTCTACAGCGAACTAAAGGAAGCCCAGTCACAGCTCGCCAAGTACACCAGTGCGAAACCGAAGGCTGGGGGAGGGGCATCACCTGCTGACGTAGCCGGTGGCGGTAAGCCTCAGTACGACGACTTCCTCGATGCCCTAAAAGGAGAACTCAGGTTTTAGTTTTTAAGATCTAAAATAACGCCCTAGGGTTGTGACTTTATTGTTGCACCCTAGGGTGTTTTGGTGTAATAACCTGACCATGCCGGTTACAGGGCAGTAAATCTGTGGCAACAAAAACTGCGTGTAACCACTCTCGACCGCACGAGGGAACAAGAACTACTACTCTTTGCCCACCTCAAATGAGGAAAGGGACAACAAAGTGTAATAACCCCATACTTTTCAAAAATCATGGCAGCTCAAACAAATATCGAGCAGTTGTTCGTTGAGTGGTCTGGTCTTATCCGCAACAACGTGGCTAAGAACATTGTCACCAGCGACTTCTATCTTAAATATCTTCCCAAGGAGCCTTGGGTCGATGGTCAGGGTACCGCAATCACCTATCCGGTGTACGAGCGTACTCTTCCTACCAACCCTGTTACCTTCTCCGCTTGGCAGTCGTCCGGTGGCGATGGCGTTATGAATCCTGGTCAGAATGCCGACGGATCTCCGTTTGCTTCCACCCAGCAGAACGCTGACGGTACTACTTCCATCAATAACCAGGGCGATACCTCAGTATCCGGTGGTGTTGCCGGAATCGTTGGTGGCGGATCCTATAGCGCAGGTAGCAACATCGATTCTTTCGGTGTTACCCTCCGCACTGCTTCGCTCAAGAAGGCCGCTCTGAACTCACCCAACATCGATCTGAATGACCTTCAGTTCGCATGGCAGGTTGAAGATCAGGTCAAAAACGTCATTCGTGTCCTCTCTGAGAACACCAAGTACGTCTGGACAAACGCCTATCAGGACGAGTACATCGCCGCTACGGGTGCTAAGATTATCGCCGCCGCTGGTCTTCCAGAGGGCACGACTAGCTTCCCGCTCACGGCTCCTACCAGCCGCCTCACCTGGGGTATTCTGGAGTACATCTACGAGCGTCTCGGCTACAATGGTGGTTCCATCAATCCGTTCATGCGTGTTGATGAGACGACCCCCATCTATGCAGTTGTCGGCGAGCGTTGGACGTTCCGTGATCTCCTCATGGATGACAACAACGTCCGTCAGGACTTCCGTTTTGCCTACCAGGGCGACAGCAACGAGAAGAGCAATCCTCTCCTTGCCGCTCCCGGCCTGAACGGTGTCTATCGTGGATTCAAGTTCTTCAACATCGAGCTACCCCCACGGTATGACCTCGTTGCCGGAGCTTGGGTGCGTCGTTTCCCATACAGCCCCCTTGCCACCACTCGTGGTGATGCTTGGGAAGTCCAGCAGGCTTACAAAGCCGCCGCTTACACGGACACGGCTGTGTACCATCAGGATGTTCTCAAGATCCTCATTCCGAAGCCAAAGGTTTCGGGTGGCGGAATGACCTACAATCCCCAGTATTCATGGACTGGTGAATTTGTATGGCGTAACATACCTGACAGGACATCTAACATCGATGGAAGCATCGGTTTCTTTAGGGCTTTATATGGTTATGGCCCTAAAGTTGAGCGTCCTGATCTCGGTTTCGTGGTGCGCCACCAGCGTGCCCCTCGCGGAATCTCTGATCTGGTTCCCGTCGGCACTCCTGACGCCAGCTACTAATTAGAACAGCCCCTCTACCTCAACTGCCCTAGAGCCTACAAAGCCCTAGGGTAGCCAGGTGGAGGGGCCTTCTACTTATGAAACCTCACAAATCACTTTTGATCATCGGCATCGCCGCAAAAAAACCTATGGAAGACGACAATAAGGTCATTGAATTCCCAGCCCCAAAAGGCTTCACCCCTCCCGATAACGCCAAAGAGGGTGATACCTTCGAGGCTCTCGCCACTCTGCGTATGCAGGCTGACGGGGTTCTTCAGCTTGATGCCATCGATGGTATGCCTGTGATGCACGACGCAAAACAGGAGATGATGGAAGATCAAGACCAGTCCCCTGAAGAAGATCAGCATGAAGCTGAAATGAACGAGGATCAGGAAAGCGCAACAAGCACCCAGCCTAGTGAAGACGAAGCTGATCAGGGTGAGGATGGCGATTTCTTGAAAGCCGTCATGGGCGGTCTGAAAAAGAAAGGGATGAATAAATAATCCCCTAGGGGATCTCAATGATCACCGATCCGAAGCGTCTTACCGACGGATTCAGGGGGTTACCAGATGGTATGGATGGCAGTCGCCTTCCGCCTCTGGTGCCTCCTACTTCCGTTTGGTATGCTGAGAACGTCTCTTTCCGAGACGGACTTGGTGCAAAGACCCGTCCGATTTTCAACGAGATCCCTCCTTCTTTTTGGAGGCCATCTGTTCGTGGAGACAACGGACAGCTAGAATCTACGGTACTTGGAGATCAAATAACGATTGCCGGATACGGAGTCACCACATCATCGAGCAGATACAACCTGTTCGTCCAACAAGCACTTAATTTTCAAGGAGTATATTTTTACAACGATCCTCGTTTTGGAAATCCTGCCCAAGTAATTGTTGTCAGTAGCGGCGTTATTGTGGCTCTTAACTTTGCCGCTAGAAGTTGTTTTGTTCTCAATTTAGATTCGACCGGGGCTATCAAGTTCCTCAATCCTTCTTTGCCTGTCTATATGTGTCAGGCAGGTAGATTTTTGATTATACAGAATGGATATGATACTCCTCAAATCTACGATGGGTATCAGTTAAGACCCTCAACTGCATTTGGGAATGGAGTTAATGTAGTACCAGTAGGAAAGCAGATGGCCTTTGGTCAAGGTCGTCTTTTTGTTGCAAACTCTGATGGTACACAGATTACCGCAGGGGATCTTATCTACAGCGGAAGTTCTGCTTCGGTAAACATTTCCTCAATTACTCCACCTTCTTTCAAGGTAACTGCCTCCATAGTACAACCTACAAGCTACCCTGTAACTGCTTCGGTAACTGGAACAACCTGCACATTGACAGGTACAGGGCTCCCGTTCACCGCCGGTAGCGTATTTTACATCACCAGTAACAATTCAAACGACTCTACGAATGCAGTTTTAGAAGCCAATTTTATTGTGGCATCAACTGCAAACGCCACGACAATTACCTATCCTGTACCTAATGGAACAAATGCTCCGGTAGGAAAACTTTCGATAAGCCAACCGATTGCAACGTGCACACTTTCTGGAGTTCAGATGCCTGTAGTTCCTGGAGCTAGTTTTTTAGTTTCTAGCGATAATACCTTGGATGTTTCAAATGGTGCCCTAGGGACATTTGTTGCAGGAACCCCCACAACTCCTACTACCATAACGTATCAAGTGCCGGCAGGCACGACATTACCTGTTGGTAATCTTATGGTGAACTATGGGTTCCCTGGCTATGTCACGGTGTCAACTGCAACACCTCATGGGTTTTCTGTGGATAGCGTCGTAACGATTCAGGGAACTACTACAACAGCCGCTTTGAACGGAACTTTTGTGGTTCAGCAGATCTTAAATTCTACGGCATTTACGATTGCGGTAGATGGCTATGCTTACGGGTTTGGTACCGGAGGAACTGTAACTCTGACAAACTCCGGTCAAGATACTGATCTTTTGAATTTTACAGAGACTACGTTCCTAGCCGAAGGGGGAAACCTATCCATCCCTGCTGATCTAGGAACCATTGTCACTATGAACTTTGTCCCCTTGCAGGATACTTCGACGGGTCAGGGTGACTTGGTCGTTCTTTGCAATCGAGGCGCGGCTTCCATTGCGGTAGCTGTAGAACGATCTCTTTGGAGTCAAACACCTGGATTTCAACGAGTTCTCTATCGAGACATTGGAGCTGTTTCCGATAGCACGGCTATTGTAAACGGGGACTTATTTTTCCGGTCTTTGGATGGAAATGGTATACGGTCATATCGAAGCGCACGAGCCGAGTTTACGGGGTATGGTCAGGTACCTATATCAGCAGAAATTGATCCCATTCTAAAACAAGATACTACCTGGTTGCTGGGAAACGTTTCTTTCCTTTACCACAACGACAGGCTGTTGATGACTTGCCTGCCTGAACAATTTCCTCCCCAAGCCGGAGACCCGTCGTCCATCAGCACGCTTCCTATTTACTATCGAGGAATTGTCGCTTTGGATTTTAGGGCGGTTGCAAACGGGCATCTAAGCGGAACTGCGAAACCGGCGTTCGATGGCGTTTGGACAGGGCAGAACATTCTTAGGATCTTTGGAGGTAATGATGCTGGTGTTAAGAGAGCATTTTTCCTTTCCTACAATACAACGTCAGTAGGCACACCTGGAGTAGGACTCTGGGAGATCGTTGAAACTGGTGAGTGCGACTTAGGTACTCAAGGGCCAATTCCAATTACAAGTACCCTGATAACCAGAGCATACAATTTTAACGAAAATATGGCTTTGAAAAAGCTGATCCGGCTTGATCTCTGGTTTGACTCCATAGAAGGAGGCCCAAACAGATCGGTAATCGGAAGCGTGTCGTATAGACCTGACGATTGGCCTAGTTGGATTCCTTGGGCAACGATTACTAAGACTTCAAATTCTGAGACGGTACCTGGCAATTACGCACTCTATCCCACACTTTCTGACGGATATGCACCGCAACTAAGGCTACCAGCTCCTTCCTACCCAACATCTTCAGCAGACGCTACAGCCAATACTTATAGCTCAAAACCTTCTGCCCTAGGGTATGATTTTAATTTTCAACTTTCTTGGACAGGCCATGCCCGTCTGGGTCGTTTAATGCTCCATGCTCTAGAGATCGTAGAGCCAGTCGGAGGAGGATCGATATGATCTTGCTTGTAACTCTACCCTAGTGTAATAACCTCATAACCTATGGCCTTAATCCCCGGAACCTTACCTACTGGAACGAATTTTCCTGGTACTCCACAGGCTCTCCTTAATCTTCTTTCCTCATACTTATCCGCTCCTCCATCATCTAGGCAGTTGTTTGTTCAGCCTACTTCCGTTGGTGTCCCTACTGATGGAACGGCTCTTTGGTACAACACCGGAGCCAATACCCTTAACGTATACTCTAACGGGAGCTGGAATACTCCGACGGTTGCCAACGGTGCTATCTCTGCTAGTGCTATTGCTACTGGTGCGGTAAATACCAATGCGATTGCTACCGGCGCAGTCACCACATCTACGATTGCCCTAGGAGCAGTTACTCCTGGTCTTTTATCGGCTGGAGCACCTAGCTGGACTACGCAGGGAGCTTTAACTGTCCCTGGTGCCGTTACCGCTACCAAGTTCTACGGTGATGGTACGTCCTTGACGCTACCGACGGCGGCTCAAGCCATACCTAGCGGAGCAATACTTCCGTTTGCTTTCAATACTACACCTTCTGGTTGGTTGATCTGCGATGGAACCGCCTATTCTAGGAGCACCTATTCGGCTCTCTGGACTGCGCTAGGAACTACTGCAAGCCCTTATGGGCAAGGCGACGGATCGACCACATTCAACGTGCCGGATCTCCAAGGGCAATTCATCAGGGGTTATGGAGGGAATTCTGCCGCTTTTGGAACTAAGCAAACAGATGCTCTGCAAGGTCACTACCATTCCGCCACAACAAACGCGAATCCTGCGCCTGGAATAGGAGTAACCTCTTTTAACAATTACGGAATCAATAACAGTCAATACGGAATTAACGGCGTTAATGTAACGTATAATGGAGCGGGTACCGTAACGGTTACAAGTCCCACGACTGACGGAACCAATGGCACTCCTAGGACTGCCGCGGAAACACGCCCCTCCAACATTGCGATGCTCTACTGCATCAAAGCATAATGAGCATTTCCATAGGAACAATCACACCTTTAGCTCCTGGCTCTAAGGCAACTGCAAGCCTTACAGGAACAGCACCTAATCAGGTTTTGAATCTTGGGGTTCCCCAGAACGTAAGCTCTGCCGCCTCTGTTCCTGTAGGCCCAACTCAGATTAACGGAGCATCTGTTCCGATCAGCGTGAACATCCTAGGTGCTAATGCCCTAGGGCAGATTGTGGATAATTCTTCCATTGTTCTTTCAAACAGCACAACGGGTAATGCCGCTACCGCCTCTGCGCCTCAAGCTGGTTCTACTTTGGCTTCTTTAATACCCGCTTCGTGGGGTTCTTTTACTAATCCTCTTGGGGGAGGCGCATTAACTAAAGGAGGTGGATATAACTTTGGATCAATTAGCACAGTACCTATCTCCTCGCTTCCATATCCTACATATCAAGCCTACAGCATAACATTCACAACTCCTCTAAATAATACAAATTATGCGGTTTTAGTTACGGGTCAAGGGTGGGCAAACATACAGAGCGTAAGCACTACCGGATTTGTTGTATCTTTTTATACCGCTTCATCCACCGGAGCGCTGTTAATCAGCAAGCCTCTTTTTGGGAACTTTGTGGTTTATTCTAATTAGTATGCCATCCGCCATCTACAATCTTATCTTTGACAAGGGTGCTGACTACAACTTCGGCCTTGTATTCTCGGATCAGAACGGAAATCCGCTTAATCTTACCGGAATAACGATTACTGCGCCTATTTATGCAAAAGAAGGGGATGCGAATCCTATTTCTTCTTTTGCAGTTACTTTGGATTCCTCAACCGTAGGACGAGCTATCTTCACCCTTTCTGCCACCGCAAGCTCTTCTATTATTTACAGCAAGCCTTACTTTGAAGTCTGGCTTCAGTATCCCTACAACGGAGCACATAGCCGCTACCTTAGAGGCATAGTCAACTTAGATAAATAGTATGAGCGGAGCCGTAAACGTCACATTTCAAGATCTAGTAAGCACTGAGACGATTGTGGTTGACTCAGGTGTTTTTGTTAACAATTTGCAAAACGCCTCGATAACTCTATTGCCACTTAGTTCTAATCCTACGGTTTCCATAACTGGAAATGCCCCTAATCAGTCAATTAACTTTGGCATACCCGCAGGTATTACCCAATCACAAGCCATCGCTTTTTCTGTAGCTCTATGAAACAAATCGCAACCTCATATTCCGTATCTGGAAACCAAGTAACTCTTACAGGTGTTAATGTACCTTTGTCTCAGGTTACTTTGATATCGGATGTAAGTACCGGAACAGTGCTTTATTCAGTGGCCGGCCCCGCCGCCACAAGTTACGTCCAAGGAACAAATTCGGTAATCACGTTGGCTACTGCTCCGGGATCGAATGACGGACTTTATATCGCTTATGATGATGGAGTAAAGACCACGAATGCCCCGACAACGGTAACCGCCAATGTAACTTTTCCTGCAACCCAGAATGTTTCTTTGGTTAGTTCCAGCGATGCTACTGCTATTCCGGTAACCGCAAGTAGTTTGCCTCTCCCTACAGGTGCCGCTACCGCAACAAATCAGGCTACTGAAATCAACTATCTCAATACGATTGCGGGAAATACAAACTCTGGATCTGCAATCACAGGGCAAAACCTAGGGTCAGGGTCGGGTGTACTAGGGTGGCTATCTTCAATTTACAAACAACTGACAAGCACTCTTGTCAGTCAGATATCAGATGGAGTCAACACCTCCAATAAGGTAACCGTTTCTGCTTTTCATAACCAAGATAACACCACTACTGGGACGGGTTATGGTATCTTGACGGGGGGAGTTGCTCAAGTTCTTAACCCTGCTGGCACAATCGATCGTCAGCGGAGTACCGGATTTGATAATATCCCTTCTAGAGGCGTGGCTACTGGGTCTCAACAGCTTGCCTCCGCCTTAATGTCTACGACAGTCACCAGCGGAGCAATCAATGGAAACAATCTCCCACAGAACGTGACTTTGGCGGCTTTGTCTTTTACCTTCCGAGGAGCAACCGGAACTATTCAACCTGGGTCTATCCTTTTGGTCGATGGCGGAAACACAAACCAAGAGTATGTTTATGTTAACTCAGTAAATACCGTAACTAATTCAGTTAACGGTATTTTCTACAATAACCATGCCGCTAATGTCACCGTATCGACTTACTCCTACAATCAAGCCAAAGATGCTACCCTAACTGATGGGTCTACAACTGCTGGGGTTCCGGCTGGAGTAATGTTTTTCTGGAACGCATCGTTGAATAACGGAGTTGGCGGTCTGGAGATGGAGCGTTCTTTCTCCGGCGAGCTTACTGGAGCCACGGGTCAAGGTGCCGCCTGTGCCGTTGTTTACGAGGATGCCAGTGGTGGCCCTGTACTAGCAACAGGAATACCTTCTGGAAAACGACTTTTCCAAGGTCAATCTATGGTCGGTAAAGGATACGCAAGTGCACCAATAACCGCTAGTGTAGCTGGAAATACCAGTCTTGTTTTCTCTTCGGCATCTGCCGCTCAGACAATTCCTGCGGGTCATGCTATTAGGCTTACCGGCGGCGCAACCGCTGAGACTGTGTTTTCTTCTAGCACATGGGTTCCAGGGTCAAGTGCCACGGTTCCGTTGCAGTCTGCGGTAGTAAATGCAGGTCAGACCACCGCTTCTTGGGACATCTATAGTGCAAATGGCCCCGGAATTTCAGGCTTTTTGCCGCACGGAATCGGAATTGAGGAAGAGGCAATTTTTGATCCGGTTACAAACCTTTACTACATCGAGCGTTCCGCAACTCAAGATGGAGTTTCTTCTCAGAATATCGTCCTAGAGTCACCTGGGCTGTGGAACGGGTCTTCAATGGATCGTGCTCGTGAAGTCATTGGAGATGCACAATCTGCGACAGGTCTTCCTGCTGAAGTTCCGATGCTGTTTAATGGAACAACATACGACAGGGCTCGTTCGGGGCAAACGGCACCCATTGCCGCGACAGGACTACAAAACGAGATTACTATGTCAGTGTATAATAGCACTGCTCCAACTGCCACAAGTGGTCAAGCGGTACCATTACAGGGAGACTCTGCCGGAAGGTTACTCGTAAAAGACCATAACGCCGCCGCCTCCGGTAGTGCATTTCTCACAGGAACTGGATCTGCTACGGGCAACTTCTATGCAGTCCAAGTGCTTACCAACACCATATTTGCAACTCTAACGGATTCAACTCGTACTGGTTCAACTATGACGGGTGTAACGATACCGGCTGGAACTACTTTCTTCGGTAACATTACCTCTATTGCTCTTACCAGCGGAACGATTATTGCGTACAACGCTTAATGCCCTCCCTAAGCCTTAAACTAGCCCTAGGGGCATCGATTGGCGGGATTTACACTTCGCCAGTCACATCAGCCCCCACTTGGACACCTTACGGGAGTTATACCGCAGGGCAGTATGTTTGGTATTCCGGCAACATCTACCAATGTTCTTTGGCAACTTCTTCGGTTGTTCCTACCAACCCTTCAAACTGGCTGATCATTGGTAGCGGTTCAGTAATCTTTGATTCTATCTCGACTACTTGGTTTAACGCAGTTTCCGCCGCAGGATCTTCTATTTCTGCCCAAAACCAGATATCGATTAACACGTTCTTGGTATCGCTGAATAACGCAGGAGTATGGAGTTCAATCCAACAGGCAAACCTGCTTGTCGGGCCAACGTCTATTGCGGGTGCGCTAGTTCCATTGGCGGGTACTGTAACCAACAATAACTTTGTTGCGGCAGACTACAATTACCTGACGGGGCTTATGGGCAATGCAGGAAACAAGTATTTGATTACCGGATACGCTAACAACTCAAACGCAAGCAAGCATATGTACGTCTGTGCTACGTCCATGCCCACAAAAACAACGGCCATGTTCTTTATGGGGTCTGGAAACACTTCGGGAGACGGTAGGATAGAGATGCCGACTGGCGTGGGTAGCGGAATCTCAATGGGTCTTAGCTGTACCACTACGAACTATACAAATACCCTCTCGGCTACCAATGGTTTTGGAATGAACCACAACAGTTCTACTACGACGATTCCGTACATTAACGGTAACCTCACCACAATCACCGGAACTGCTCCCACCCAAACCACCGCAAACTATGGAGTTTTCTGCGGAAATACGGCAGGTGCGAGTGATGCAAGGATTGCTTTTTATTCCTTGGGGGCTTCCGCATCTATCCCGATCATCGATACCTGCGTAAAGACTCTTCTAACCGCTCTTGTATGATAAATGATACCAGAGTAATATCCGCATAACCTATGGCAACCCTGTACACAACTGCTCTTCAGATTCTTGCACCCGTCGTGGACAACGGCGTGTTGCCAGGTGACCCTAGGGTGGCCGCTCGCCTGGATGAAGCCCAGCGGAGGCTGATCAATCAGTATAACTTTGTTTCTGCCAGGGAAGAATCACTAGAAACCGCCCTAGTGTGGCAAGCCGGTGGAACTAACCCAGGATTTGCGGACTCCACGTTGATTCTTGATGACATCGATTCAACAAAGTTGATGGTTCTTTGTGCTTTTCGAGAAGAAAACAACCAGATCGATATGGCTGAAGGGCTTGAGAAAAAAGCTTTTGGTTACGTCGAGCGTGACATTGTTGATAACGTAAGTAGGGCTAGATACGCCCTTTTTTCTTCTTTGGCTTTGTCTGATCAAAACACTTTCGGTGGTTTGGTGGGGCGTATCGGATTGGAAACCTTTGAAAGTTACAAAGCACCTAAAGCCCGTCTTCAGAGTTTTGTTAATCAGGGATACCAGCAGGCTATCGACCACTACAATTTCATCGTTCGTAACGAGCAGGCAGAGCTTGCTGTAATGAGCTACAGCCCACTGGTTAACGATACCGACGCATTTCCCCAGATTCTTCCGGCGGAGGTTATTCGTGGGTTTGTACTTTCCATGCTGTCGCAGAATGCTGACAGCGAAGTCCAATACACCAGTGGAAAAGAACTTCAAAACTTCAAGGCGGAGGCACAACAGCTCATCGAGCGTAACGTACAAGCCGCAATCCAACGCCAAAGGTATGAAAATCGTAAGAACAACTTTGAGACCTTGGATCCATCTACCTTCGGATATCACTGGGGTCGCATCGGATTGGATCTAGCGAACGGGCTCCAATACTCCGATGATCAAATAAAACGTGCTGTAAATACCGCCGAAGAACTTCTGATGAACGCCGGCAAGTGGGTTGGCACCATTGATACATACGTTCTTCCGGTTGTTACGAGCGGTGAGGTTTTCCTCCCTAGGGAGGTTGAGACTGTTTTGTTCGCACAATTTGGAAGCAATCCCCAACCTGTCTACGATCGATTCAACGAATGGATGATGGAAGGAAGCGGATTGAGAACCGACGACCAACCTTGGCGGTATTCGTTTATCGATCGCGGCGAGGGTATCGATCCTATAGATGGGCATTTGAAGCGAAAATACTTTGTGAGTTATCCAGACGATGCCGGAGCCAGCATGGCTGACCGATACGGGGGAGAAGCCTTTGCACCTTATTAAACCATGAGCACTCCTGTAACTGTTAACATCTCTAATCAAGTATATGCGTATATGCCAAACACGGCATTTTCCGCTGTCTACTCTACAACACCGGCAAATGTAACTTGCTCGGTAACCTACACTGATGCCCTAGGGAACGTAACGACATCAGCTCCTTCTGCCATAGGTAACTACACTGTTACGGTTACTCCGACTCAATCTGGGTACACGGGATCTGCCGCAACCGCTATAATGACAATTAGCATTGTTACCATTTTAGCTAAAAAGCGACCCATAGCCCATGTAGCTGATTCGGAAACCATGATTCTTAGACACTATCGGGCGATCCTTGAGACAGTTCAGTATATTCTCTCTGATGGAAAAGCCGGAACGCTCGACAGTCCTAAGCAACTTTTGGCGGCTCAAGTTAGCCAAAACTACTTTAAGCAGAACATGAACTCACCTCATAACAAACGAGTTGTCAGTTTCCGATAACTGGTGTAATAACCTTGCAACCTTTTTCATGGAAGCCCCTGTACCTACACCAGAACCCGCCCTAGAGTCAGAGTACCTGATTGACCAGTTGGAGGCAGGCTTGGCTTCTAATCAGGAAAATCTTGTCGATCTTCCTCTGAAGCATCTCTTTACGCCGGGGCTTTACCTGCGTCAAATCTTCATGCCAGCCGGTTCCGTTGTGGTTTCACGACGCCACCTTACCGAACATCCCTTCATTGTCTTAGAAGGGGTAGCGGAAGTCTTTGACGAAAAAGGTGAGTTTATCCAGACCCTAGAAGCTCCTTTTGTCGGAGTTACAAAGCCAGGTACCCGCAGGGTTCTCAACATCATCAAGGACTCTGTATGGCTCACGGCTCACGTTACAGACCTCACGGATCCTAATGAGATCGTTGCGACCATTACGGAGCACAACAACAAGCTCATGCCTGAAGGGTTCGTGGATCAGGCTTTCGAGAACACAAAGGAGTTGCCGCTATGACAATGGCCGCTATTGGAGCTTCGGTTGCCGTCGGTGCCCTAGGGGCTGGGGCTAACTATTTGATCGGACAGTCAAATAAACCTAGTGCATACAACCCAGGAGCAAACAATTTCCTAGCACAGCAACAACAACAGGCACTATCCGATCTTGCGGCTAAGTATCAAGGTCAGGTTGCCGGGTATGGTCAGAACTTCCTCACCGCAGAACAGGGACTGGCTAACACATACGGAACTCAAGGTGCAGGAGCTTCTACGAACTACCTGACCAACACAGGCAATTACCTTAGCAACTACGGCAACGACATCTCGAACCTTGCGATGGGGGCTCCACAGAATGAGCTAAACGCCGCGCAATCAGGGTTGGGCTTTAACGTAAACAACCTAGGGCTCTACGGGGGCATTGCCAATAACCTCTCTAACCAAGCCCAGAACTCTCAGATTGGCCTGGTAAATAATGCGTTACCCTCGTGGCAACAGCAGTATTCACAAGGAATGGAGAATGCAGGCCAGATGCAACAGGGTCTCATTGCCTCAGATGTTCAGGGCAACGTGGGTCGCACCGCCGGATTCAACGCTCTTCAGTCAGGTGTAGGTGGGGGGAGCGGATTGGGTCGCAACCTTACCGCTCGTGATCTGGGGCTGACCTCGATGCAACTGCAACAGCAGGGAACGGCGCAAGCCCAGTCCCTAGGACAGCAACAGTATGGAATGGAGGTGGCGGGACTGCTTACCAACCCAAATGCCATCTACAACAACTCTGGCGTAAATTCTGGTCAGGCCATGAACGCAGGTGCCCTAGGGACGAATATCGCCGCTACTGGGCTACAGACCGGACTTCAAGGAGGTCTCTCTACTCAAGGAACAAACTTCGGAGGTTTGATGAACCTCTATGGGAACGTCTTCAACACCGGAGTCGGTGCAAACCAAAGCGTGATGAACGCAGAAGCGGCGGCGGCGGCACAGGCGGCGGCACTACAGGCTCAAGGAATCACTGGAAACTACGGAACCCAGATGAACGGCAACCTGATGCAGTACCAGTCCAACAACGCACTTTCTGCGTATAACACGCAGATGCAACAGGGGCTTGTCAACGGCTTGACCTCGGCACTAGGAAGCGGGATCGGGGCGTACAACTTCAACAACGCCCTTTCCAACCTAGGAGGAGGAAATCCATACGCCAACACTTTCAACGGAGGGCCACAACCTATGTCCAGCGGATTCTACCCCACTCAACAGGCCGCGCTAACTGCGGCTACAGGAGACAATGGGCTAGTAGGAAACGTAAGCCAATACGGCACAGGGCAGTGGTATATCGGAGGATAATATGGCTGAAGGATATATTGCACCAATAGTACCGAATGACATTCAGACTCCAGGTTGGAACTGGAACCCGTCCACTGCGTATCTGAATGCGATTCAGCAGGGAGAAGACGAAGCGGCTAAAACTGCAACCGCCGCCCGTCAGTACCAGCTTCTTCCGATCCAGTTAGCCTACGAGCAAGCCAGAGCAAAGTATTACGATGCGAGGGCAGATAAGTACGAGAAGGATATAAATACCGAGTCTCCAATCTTGGATCTAAAAGGAGCCGCAGGTTCGTCCAATGCTATAGACGAAATATCCCCTGATCTTTTGAAGCAAATGAACTTCAAATCGGCTGATGATATGGGAGCCGGAGACACAGGAACTACTGCGTCAAATGATTCAAAAACACCCGGCACAACTCCAACTGATTCAGAAATGGATTCAGCGGCGGATAAAAGCAAAAATCCAGCCCCTCCGAGTGGATCAGGCTACGGATCTCTAACTACAGATGATTTGATCCATCTTGGTATCGACCCTAATACTCCCCTAGGAGCAATCATAACCGCTCCAGGTGCACCTTCTACAGGAGATGCGCTTGCCACTATCGCGCAAGGACTTCCAATCACTCCTGAGAACCTAGGCGCAAATTCTCCGGCTAGACTAGCAGATCAGACCACGAGTTCTTCGGGGGATATGCCTACTGCCGCATCTGATGTAGGGATTTCACCTGTTCAATCTGCACAGCTTGCCGCCGCAAATGCAGTACCCGATAGGCTTCAGGCCAATAACCCTTTGGCAGATTTTGCTCACGGAACTGATCAAACTCCAAAAACCCTAGGACTTGGAGGCGAACAAATTCTATCAGGAAGCAAAGGGGTTCTAAACATCGCTGACGCATTGAAGAGCGACGCAAGCACTACTCCAAAAAACGATGGTTCGATTGGCAACAAGATTTCTGCGTATGACACCGCTATGAATCAACTGGCTCTAAGAGCCACGATGGCAAAGCAGGATAGTTTGAGGTACGGAGCACTCGCCAGAGCTACCAGCTCCAAGGATCCTAATCGCATACCACTACTTCAAAAGGCATTCAATGCCTCTGCGGAATCCGATAAGTATGCAAATACGGGTCAAATCCTAGCATTGCACATGACGCAGGAAACCGGACTTGCCCCCCAAAACATCGAATATCTTCGCACGTTAAAAGATCCCAACAAGATCAATGCGATTCACTCGTATGTTCAGAACGGAAAAGCTCCTGACTACGCATCAGCCGCACAGCTATTTACCGCCGAAAGAAATGCCGCAAGTAAACAGGTAGACCCAGCGGCACAGCAGGCTCTTCTTACAAAAATGCTCGGAGACCTTAAAAACGTCACCGATGTAAAAAACTCAGGTAACGTCACCGGAGACAACTATGTCAAACTTCAGGCGCAAGAAAATGCGTTGACCGACCAAATCAACAAATTGACTGGAGTTCAGCCAGCGCAGTCTTCGCAGTATGTTGATCCGCTAGACAAGTTCAACGGAATCAATACAAAACTCTCCGCGCTGAACGCTTCAGGCGTCAAAACCACGGATCTTGATTTAGGAGGAGGGACTAAGCTGACAGGAATTGCTACTGACCCAAACAAGGCGTCAGCGATTATACGGCCTGAAATTATGAAGGCGGCGGCGAACAATAACGCCCTTTACGATATTCCTCACTTCAAGCTCGATACGAATACGCCAGAGGTTCAGAGGTTTATTCAGGATTACAATCAAGCTCCGGCAGGTAAGAACTACGTCATTACAGGGCTACCTGGAATGATTAGGAAAGATCCTTCAATCACAGCCCAGCAGGTATTGGCTGACCATTTTGGTGTGTCTTCAACCCCAGCTAAAAAAGAATCCGAAAAATCTAGTTCTTCGACAACAGCGAATTCTGCAAACCCACTCTTGGTGGATTACACCAAAGACCTATCCCCCGATAATCCTCTGAAGCAACCTACTCAAAACGCAAACGTAGAGGCGGCAAAACAAGAAGCTAGTGCTCAAAAAGCACAGATGGATTTTAAGACATCGCAGGCCAAACAAATGGCGATATCAAACGCTAAAGCTCAACTAGCACAAACCCAGCAAAAACTAGCAGAGATTCAAAACTACTCAAAGAGTAGCGACGCGGGTTTTGGCATATTCTCAAATACATTTGCTCATAACTATGAAGCGTTGAAAGCACAGGAAAAACAGCTCTCCGATTACCTAGCTTCCAATAAATAATAGTTATGTCAGACGATACAAATTCTTTACTACAGGATCCTAATTGGTTGCAGAGTATCGGTCAGGAAATACCTGGTACTTCCGATGCGCCAGAAGATACCGCTCAATTATCTCTAGAGGAGAGGTTGGCAAGGAC